CAACACAATTCTTTGCAGGACTAGGCGCCGACATCAGTAAATTCAACGCAACAGCAGCCAACGCATCCAACCAGTTTAATGCAGGACAGGCAAATGCTATGGCACAGTTCAACGCTAATGTACAGAATGCACGTGAACAATTCAACGCTAACAACAAGCAAGTTATAGCACAAAGCAATGCAAAGTGGCGCCGTGATATCAACACTGCAAACACCGCAGCACAGAACGCTGCTAATCAGGTAAATGCAGCGAATTACTACAATTTATCCAATACAGCACTCAACAACATCTGGCAACAGTTTAGAGATGAGGCAGATTACGCCTATACAGCCTCAGAGAACGCCGCTGACAGGGCATTCAACTATGCTATGGCTATCTTAGAGTCAAATGTTACACAGAGCCTCTTTGACCAAAAAATAGCGCATGCAAACGCAAGTGCAATCGGTGGGTTCTTAGCTGATTTAGGTGTAAGTTACATAGCACAAAGAGCTGCAGGAGATAATTAATGATTGGAAAAATACTTACAGAAATAGGAAAAGGCATATTAGCTAGGGAACTCACAAAAGGGGGAGGTTCTAAGACTAAAACAGCATCTGATTATTTTGATGAACTAGTAGCGGAAAGAGTTAGTTTAGATGAGTATATGAGAACAACGAATGTAACAGGCAAAACTAAAGGTAAATCTTTTGCAGCTCAGTCAGTAAGTCCTGAAAGTGGTATTATGGCATATAGACGTGCAGTAGAGAAAATGAGGTCATCGTAATATGGAAGCAGAATTTAAAGAAGAACTAAGAATGCCATCTGGCAGAACTCGCTCTATGTTTGAAGCACCTATACCGGGACAATCATTAACTAAGGAGTCAAAGAAATATCCTTGGGAAAGCCCTCCACAATTTAACAATATAGATGAAGCAATGCAACATTACATGAATCGTTTTCAAGACGAAAAGGTAATGTTTAATTTATTTTCTCTCATGGAAGCAAAAGTACCAATTACAACTATTGCGGAAAGTATGATAATGCACGGGTTCGCAGAAGGGTTGTACACTCCTGATGTCGGGCTGCTAGTGGCTAATGACTTAATGGAAGTATTAGTCGCAATGGCAAAAGAAGCTGACATATCTTACGATATGGGTGTAAGAGACGACATGAGTGAAGAGTATCGTAGAGCCGGACAGTTAAAATCTGTGATGGCAGAGCGTGAAAAAGAAGATGTCACTAGAGTAAAAGAAGTAATTGAAGAAGCTAAACCTGAGCCTACCCCACAACAAGGTGGGTTAATGGCTAAAGCACCAACACCAGAACCACAAACAGAAAAAGTAGCATAATGGCACTATTATCATCAGTATTTGGAACTGCTCTAGGAGCTGCTGCAAAAGTAGGCTCAAGAGAAATACGTGAATCTCGTGAAAGAGATAGACTCTCTATGGAAGAGTTTAAACAAAATGTACAGAAAAAGAAAGAAGCTTTTGCAAAGCAGCAAGCTGCAGCACAGAAAAAAGCAGCTGAGATTGACACTATTGCAAAGTTTTTAGGTGGTATGGATGAATACAAAGGGCTTAATGCGATGGAGCTCAATGATTTGGCTATACAATTAGACGGCATGTCTGGTGATAAAAGTGCAATCGAATTTTATACAAACAACATCAAGGATGGCACACTAACTCTACAACCTGCCGTTAGAAGAGCTGTTACTCAGAAAGATATAGGATTAGTTGATGGTAAGCCTGTAGCACCTCAAACTGATGTGGAGAGACTCTCTTTAGTAAAAGCTAGAAGAGAAGAAAAGAAACCCTCCACAGTGGGTGGTGCGCCTACATCATTTCTCAAACCTGTTAAAGAAAGAAGTTTCTTAACAACAGCTTTAGTAGGTAGAGACCCCGGCGCATTACAAAGAGATGCTCTAGCATCTATGGGTATGACAGAACAAGACCTTAACGCTATGATGTCTGCAAAAGCAAGTTTTCCAGAGAGCCAAGATACTGCATATTTTAAAATAGGAAAAGGTAAACGCTATTCTCACTTATTAGAAAGAATTGATAAGACTCATGACACGTTAGTTAGTCAGGCTTTCGACCCCAGTAACGCTGAATTGTTAGACAGAACAAATACAATATCTGTAGATGTTCCTTCTCAGACAGAGGGGACATATGGTATGGGAGGAGCTGCTAAAGCGCCTACGTTAAATGTTAAAGTGGGCGACCCTGTTAAAGCACAAAAGAACCCTTATTATCATTATTTAGAAGTTAAGAATCAATTTGACTTATTAGATGATGATTTAAAGAATGACCCACAAAATTTAAGGGCTATGTTAGATACACAAGCTAAAACTATAATGCAGTTTGGTAATGTTAAGGCTAAGTCAGAGCTAGAAACAGCGTTCGATAATTTATATAAAGATAAGTATGATAAGATTATAGACAATTATGCTGGCACTCCAATTAATACAAGAAATGAAATAAATTTTACAGAGCGTTTAGCAAATATTCATAGCTTAATGCAGAATAAAACAAATATGATGATTAGTGGTAATTATCAGCAAGCTCTAACAGCTATGAACGCAGCAGGAAAAGAAATAAATAAATTATTTTTGGATATGAAACCGGAGATACAATTAAATGAAAGAAGGGATTCATTAATATACGGTTCAACAAATAGGCTGCTTGCAGATATGGAAGGAACAGCAGGAATATTTGATAGGATGCAGCCGGGAGATAAGGAAATATTTATAACTCTCAGAGAAAAGTTTAATGACGCTGTGACAAATGATAATAAAGTTCTAAACAAAGAAGTATTTGATGCAGCTATGTTAATACAGGGTAGGTTAAAAGCACCTGCAGGCACAACGATGGGCGAAAAAGAAAAAAACATGAACTTAAAAGTAGCCGCTCTTCTTAGTCAATGGAAAGAAGAGAATCCTAATGCTGGACCAGAAGAAACAGCGCAAGCAGAAAAATTCATAAAAAGAGACGTTTTGAGTGGCATCTTAGACGAGAGGTTTAAGGGGGCTGACGGAGTTTTTTATCAGCACAGATATGCTTTTCAAAGTGGACCTGATGGATTTGTGCAACGCAGATTAATAGAAGTGCCAACAGTTGTTGGAAATGCAGTTCTTCATCCCGGAATGAGTGCAGATGATTGGAAAGTGTCTAATCAAAACACAGTAAAGTATTTTAACTCAGGCAGAAATGTAGGATTTTTAATACAGGCATCACAAAAGGATGGTTTGATATTTGGTAGTATAGCTAACATTAGAAGAAGCTATGGTAACATAAAAGATACTCTACGTGCGATAGAGCAGCTAACCACAGGCACTAGCTTTTTTGCTAACCTAAAAAATAATGATGCGTACCTACAAGAAATAAATCAAATGGTAACAGCATTTGTTGGTGCTGCAAAAGATGAACTATTTGACGACCCCAGATTATCTGACCAAGATTTGGCTCTAGTTATAAATTATATAGGACTTCTTAACAGACCGGGAGAGTTTAATGTTATAGGACAGAGTAACGCTATAGCAGCTCTTATAGGACTTGAAAAAATATTTTTGAAACAGCAAGCTTTACATGAGTTAATAACAAGAGGCAGAACATATGGTGCAGCCATACGAGAAGGTGACTATGTCGAAGGACAAGTTAATTTTGAGAAAGACTCAATAGCTAGAAAATTATACATGCAAGTTGCTGAAAACAGAGGCATAAATTTAAAAAACTTTATGAACATAGATGACAATCTTAAGTCTGCAGCAAATCCAGATGGTCTTGCAGGATTTAATAGAGATAAAATTTTTGAATATTTTAAAAACTCAGCTAACAAGTTTGGGTACAGCACTAAAGGTAAAGAGCTATCCGGACAGAAAGCTTATGATGAATTTATAAAAACTTTAGATGAGATTGATGTATCTGTAGAATACGCTCTTAAAGGTGCTAATGAATATGTAACCTACGGCAACTTTGAGAATGGCGCTCAACAGTACAGAAGACTAAGCGCTACTAGTGGTGTATTGCACAGTGTTAGCACAGATAGAGAAGCGATTAATCGCACTATAGGCGTACTTAATGAACTTGACCCAACGGGAGTAGCTACCAGAAAGTATATGGATAGGGTAAATAGTGGTAAAATTAAAGCATACGGGGTGAACTTTGGAACGTAATCAAACAAATCAATTATTTAATGCTGTAAATACAGATGACGTAGACAATCAGTTAGTGTTGGCTGGTAATAATAATTTTTTATCAAATGATGAAATAAATCAATTACCAAACACAATGCCAGAAGAAGAAGAAACAGGTTACTTCGGTAAAAAATTTATACAAAGTATGTACAAAGGTGGTAAACAAGCTTTTCAAGACACTAAGGAAATATTTGGCGAAAGCCTAGAAAGGGGCGAGCCAATAGGTATAACACGTATACTCAATCTACCCGGTGACTTAACACTCAAGGCATTTGATAGAGAACAAAAAGAAAGAACAAATCACTTAAAACAAATAACTAACAACAGGTACACTCCAAATGTCAACACTATTGAAGATTATGTAGACAGCAATTTTAATCTACAATTAGGATTAGGGTTTGCAGATAATCGAGAGGAATACATAACTGGCATAAAAAATCAATTATCTCAGAAACCCGATGGCACCGACAGAATCGTAGATGTGTTAGAGGACGAAAGAGAAGATAAGCCGTGGTACATGCCTAGATACTACATAAGTGTTGAAAAAGATGATGGCAGTATGACAAACTACTCTAACCCACATCAAAGTGTTACTGACTTTGTGGCTAGAGCTGGAGGACAATTAGGGTTTGATATTGCTGCAGGTACTCTTGAGATGGGGACAGCTGCAACTATGGGTATGGCTGCTGCTAAATTAACGGCAGGTCTAGGAGTAATTCCAGGTTTAGGCGTTGCGGCACTAGCAGCTGCGCCATTTGTGGGCGGAGCAGTGTTTTTAACGAGTCTTTACACAGCAGGAGCAACTGCTGAAAGAACACGTGAAGAATACATGAAAAATGTATTAGGTCTCACTGAAGAAGAAGAAAAAACATTTGGTGATTTTGTGAACATAGTCACTGATATGTACTCAAAGCACCCTGCTCTACAAGGTGTTAAACAGGCATTTACAGACTATGAATACGAAAGTGTTACTAAGAACCCACAGGAAGAATTTTCTGCTTGGGTATCAACAGTAGCAGGACCTTTTGGTAGAGTATTAGATAAGATAAAATCAGCAGGCGAAGCATTTACTAAGAGAGCTGTGAACTTAGAAAAAACAGATGATGGTCTATATGTTCAAGGAAGAGGTGGATTGAACTTATATCCACAAATGATTGAAGCTTCCAAAGCTGCTCAGAAATTTAATCAAGGTGGTAAGTTTGGTTTCTTAAATGTCCCATTTAGTGAATTTATGCTATCTGCTTATACACCTAATAAGTTAATCGAAAGACTTTCAAGCTTAGCACAACAAACAAGCACCATAATCCCAGACAGAATAAAGTTACAGAATAAACAACTGCGTGACATCATGTTAGCTTATTCAAGAGGAGAAGATGTTACGTACAATGATTTTAGAGAGCCTTTTGAAAAATTATTCTCTGAGTTTAAGAGTATGGGAGACGTTAGAAGAGGCGATTTTGATACAATTGCTAGGAGTATAGGCGGACTGGATGAGCTATTCTCTGCACTGAGGTATGTAGACGCAAAGCTAAAGTATAAAGAAGTGTTTGATAGGCTCGGACCTGTTAGATACGACTTAAATCCTTTGAAAGAAAAACTAGGAAAAATATATGATGAAAAAGTTATTGCTCCTAATGTTGATGATAAAGGAAAAACTACATTTACTGTGGTAGAGGGGCAAGCTTCTGAAAATTACCATCTCAAAAGAATTATCGCTGAGTTGAGAAATCTAGGCGACCCAGACGGAAAGCTAGACATGTTTCAATCAAGAAAAGCAAAGGATGCTTTTATAAAAGAAAATCAAGACTTTCTACCTAAAAATTTTACTGCCGACAACATAGATACACCTGCTGAAATATTACACACATACGCTATTGTACTAGGTAAGTTAGCTTATGGTAGATTTGCTAAAAAAGAGTTAGCAGGCGAAAGACGTATTGCTATGGATTTACGTAATACTCTATTGGACACCATTGTTAATCCACAATCCTTAATACGACCAGAAAAAACTTTTAAAACCGCAGCAGAGTTTGATGCAGAGATAGCTGAAATAAAACCTCTTATGGACGCCGCAAATAAATTTTACAAAGAGACATTAGAAATTAGAGGTATAACTGACAATGGTATATCTGCAATGGACCGACTCAGAAATGCGTTAGAAATAAATGAAGACCCCGGTGAAATACTTAATGAAATGATAGGCGCTTATGGCGTTGCAATGAAACGAGGTAAAATTACAACCCTTCAAAGAGTAAAGAATATGGGAGAGTACGTAGAGAAAGAAGGGGCTCGATTAGTCGAAGAAGCTAAGAACTTCAATATCAAAACAGATATGTTTAAAGCTGATGGCACCGGTGTTACTAAAGCATACGCTGATTTAAGGCTAGACTTTGAGGCATATCTTTTTGATGTGCTGGCTAATCAAACAAAAATACGTGCAACTAGTCCAGCTAAGGCAGACGCTTTTGAAAAACTTCTTAAAGGCATGGACCAAAGTCAAAAGAATATTCTTAATATAACAAAAGAAAGAGAAGAATATTTACTGAATACTTCTGAACAGATGGAGCAGATATTTGATGATAACTTCATGAAATCTCTTCGTTACGGCGCTAAAGATTCTAAAGTAACACCAGTAATAAAAGGTGCATTTGAAGCTGATGATTTTGATACAGAGATGGGTAGACTATTAGCAGCAGAAGTTGACTCAAGTAAATTAAAGGATTCTATATTACAGTATTTATTTGACCCCAACGGAGGAGTTGCGTTTAGACACAACTTAAAGAACTCGCCTTACTTTGATGCAGGTGAAATGTACATGAATACAGAGCAGTATTCAGCTGCTGTACGTAAGATTTTATCAAGTAAAGTTTTAGCAGAGAAGAACGTATTTAGTGATACCGACAGAGAGTTTTTAGGTGCAATAAACGAACTAGGCATGGCATTAGAAGGATTAGGCAAGGGAGATGCAGGAGTTGCTCTTGCAGGTGCTCAGATAATAGGAGAACTATTTACAATAGATGCAGTAAAACTTCTTGGAGGCGTTGCACGTCTGGGGGCGCAAGGTAGAATAAGTAGACTATTTACATCTCCTAAGCTAGTGAATTTTATAGCAGGTATTAATCCAGATGCTAAAAAGCAAAGAAGTTTTCTAGGAAGAGCATTTTTTGGCTATGGTTCATTAGCTGAAATAATTACAGAGATAGCCATAAAGAAAGATGCTAGAACAGAACAAGATGAAAGTGAAATTTCAGAGGAGCGTCCAAATATTGACGACCCATTTAACCTAAGAGACCAGATTCCTATAAGTGAATTAAATCTTCAAACTAAAAAGTTATTAGCAGGTTAGCCAGGGACTATAACAGTAAGTTTTTTTGTTCTGTCTAATATTTCTTGACCACGAGCTTTCATGCTATTACCAATATTCATAAGAAACTGTTGACTTTCTGGCGTAATTCTAAGGTCATCTTCACGTAAGACTGGTATAGCATGTTCATTTATGAGGTTATCAACCATTTCACCCCACGGATACACAGCATGTGAATCTGTTTCGTGTTCACCGAAAATACTTATAGCGACCCCCGTAGTAGTGGGCATCAGGCGCACCTCTACATCGCTTGTTAAATGCAGTATTCTACTTGACATTATCTTTCACCGCCTTGATTACATCAGAAGAAAACAACTTCTGTATATTAAGTAAGTACATACGAGATGCCATATGGTCTCCTCCCTTTACGCTTTTAACGTAGTCAAGAGAGTCAATAATACGGCGTAGAAAAGGAGTCCGGAATACAAGTGTCGCATACGTTTCGTCGTTAATGCAGAGATTGTGAAACCAGTAGTCCGATTCTGTTGCTTTGATTCCTGACGGTTTTCCATAACATTCATACTCTATAGCTATATTTCCAGACTTTTGCCATATATCACGCTCTGATTTAACTTCAATCTTTGCGTTCTCAAACATGTCAAGAACCTGACTTTCACGTATCTTACCATACTCAAGGTCAATGTCAAACTTCTTTCTGTCTTTTACGCTAGGTGCTGTTTTGTTCATGGTTATCCCCCTATGTCAACAATCTCGCATGAATCCCCACTACACGCAAATGTTTGTGAAGAATTTGTAGTATCTTCTTTTTCGTAGTCTTGCAATTTAACCCAATCTATATGACCGAATTCACTGCTAAGCTTATCGTATACATCTTTTGTGCAATCCTGATAGGGGGCTTGCTGATAAGTATGTTCGGAGTGTGGTAAAAAAGACACACCAGACATCTCATCAAAGTGCTTAAATACAAAAGCACCTACTTCCATCCATTCATCATCACGAACTGTAACTGTTACAGAGGGCTTATGCTCACACCAGTGCCTCTGATACACTAGCCACATCTCTAACTGTTCTATAGCTGTCATATCATGACGTGTAACAGCATTAACAGGAGACTTCATAGGAAAGCTAAATACAGTTTGTGTGTCAGGTTTCATAACATCCGCTTCGCTAGGGACGCCCTGCTCTTTTAGGAATAGAGTAAGAGGGTCTTTATTGTCACCACGCACAGTCCTAATATAATAAGGGCTATGACGAGCGTGAATGCCACTGCTTGAGTCAACAAGCTGTGATACTGTTCCGCTTGGTTTGACACACGTAATCGCTTTGCTCTCTGGGATATTAAGTAGCTTTGCCCATCTTTGATTTGTTTCAACTGCTCTTCTCCTCATCTTTTCTAAGAACTCCGATAAGTGAAAACCCTTTTCACCTCTACCATTAGTCCATTTACAATCCATAATACCTGTCAATGACACACCAAGAAGTCTTTCTTCTTCTGTGTTAGTCTTCCATATCTTTCGTAAGTATGGAAAATTTGTGAACGTGGATTGAATTGTACCCATGATGGTGGCTAGTTCTACTTTACGTTCTATAGACGCAGGGGTATCATCAGCTCTTATTACAACTTCTGTTAAATTACAAAACTGGTATGGGCGCAAAATTATCTCAGAACAAGGGTTAGTGCCAAACTCATGCTCAGAATCACGCCTACCGTACTTTGCTGCTTGCTTTTTAGCAGCTATTCTATTGAATATTCCTCTCTCACCAGATTTACTTTCTACAAGTGAAGTCCATTCGCGTAAGAAGGTTTCACCATCCGGCTTGTCCGTATATGACACGGAGTTATTAGCTAGTGCCATCTGCGGTGCTGTTTCCCACCATGTGCCGCTCTTAGCGTGGCGCATACGCCCATCTGACAGATTTGATAAGCTAATCATAGCGGAGCGTCTAACACCCCCTGAGACGACAACCTCGCCGACCTTACACATCAAGTTATGGCAGTCATAACTGGACAGCTTACGACCTGCATTATCACGAAACAATTTTATTGTGAATGAGAACAGGTCTACTAAAGGTGCAGGACCTGATGCTCTACCACCAAACACACCTAGCCTTGCTCCTGCAGGACGAACTTTAGATACATCCCAACTAGGAACTTTACCAGAATATAACGTGCTTATCAGCTTTCTCAAAGCCTTAGCCCATCCTTCTTTACTGTCACTCACGACTATTGTCTCATCTGAGTCCACTAACTCTGCAGGAACTTCTGGTAGCTTAGCTACGTATTGCCTCTCTACAGAAAAACCTACACCAGTGCCACATAACAATATATACATAGCTTCATCAAAAGCCTTTGGGTCATCAATAGGCAAGTAAGAACAGTTGTATCCTGCGGTATTGTCTCTCTCAAGAGCAGGTCCGGCTGTCATAAGAGCTCTCATAGATGGCATAACTTGTAATTGATATATAGCGTCCCATATCTCCTCACGTGTGTCAGTGTCAACGTCAGCTTTACTGCACACGTAATCTGTGTATCTGCTAACTGTTTCAAACCATGTTTCTCTACGGTTCTCTTCCGGCAGCCATCGGGCATACCTTGATACTGCTATAAAGTGTTGATAATCTGTTGGTAGTACGTTACTCATTTCTTCTCCTATCTTTGTTCTACGGTTACGTCTTTAACTGTTATACCAGAGACCTCATGTATTAAGTCCTCTACGTATTCTTCTAAAAGAACTGGCAGTTCTTCCAAGTCGGGTGTAAATTCCGATGAGTCAATCTTAGCTATTATCTTTACGATTACTTTGACGTCTTCTCTTGGCATTGCAGTTCCTCTTTTAGTCTATTTAGATACCAGAGGGCTTTGTCTATATCTTGAATTGACTTACCCTTATCTCTATATCTCCATAAATATTTAATCACATTACCTTTTAAATATCCACAAAATTCTATGTGAGACATGGAAGCTCTCATGGCATCAATACACTCTATGTCACCATTTGTATAGTGTGGTGGATGATTAACAAAATCTTTAAATTTTATAGTCAATGTATTGTCACTTTCTCTTGTAATTGTTTCATATCTTCAAACCCTGCGCTAACTAAAGTATCTGGGTCATACATAGAATAATACAAAACTCCATGCAATAGTAAAGTATAAAATGTCATTTCATCTGGGTGTAGTGAACCGGGACTAAAATTATAACATATCTCTAAGTCATAGCTACCCATACCATCCACATTTGTGTGGACTATAAGGGCGGCATCGCCTTCTTTTAAATTAATTACTTTTTGTTTTGGCATGATACGAGCTCTATAAAATGTTCTGCATCTACAACTACTAAAGGTTTTTGTCTATTCATCTTTATAATCAACAACGGCTCGCCTTCTTTTTCTATGTTGTCGTGTGATATAGCTTGTTCATAGTAGTTGTATATTGTTCTAATTCTTTCTGTGTTCTTACACTCTATGTTATAGGGAAACTTTCTGTAAGCTGATGTTGACAGCTGTACGTCAACCCCGTTTACCCCCATAGGGGTTGAGCGCACATCTAGTGAGGTTAGCCTCTTAAATACACTAAGAAGCTTTTCTACTACCCATGTCTGTAGTTTTCTTCCCTTTGCTTTGGCTGAGCGAGGACTCATCTTCTTCGATACGGACTTCAACAATACTTTTTGCCGGGATGATTGTCGTCGTGGCTGAGCTTTGGATTTGTGGGAACTGGATATCGTGGTTGAGTTGCGAGATGAAGTCTTGCGCTTCAAACTTGGAGACTTTGAAATACTTTGTTTCAATTTTGTCATCATCAGCCCTCTTCTTTATTAATAATGTCACGCCATTCTTGGGTGATGTGGGTGTACCAAACAAATCTGGGGTTTCGTCCCTTGCTTGGGATTTGTCTTCTGAACTCCAAACCGTCCCAACACTTGGATTTGAAGGGACAATAGTGGCACTCAATGCCCAAGGTGCGGTTTCCCGTAGACTTTTTGTAATAAAGTTCCTCAATGTCGGTGAAACACCGCTTAAAAGGTCTTCCATCAGATATTGCTTTGTGTACATTCTGTATTTCATTTTTGGTATTCTCCTTATGTTTACCATTTGGTGGGGCTTCAGCTACAGCTATCTGTCCCGTTGATTTATTTATTGCAATCCAACCTTTGAAGGGCTTGTTGGATGCGAGCCCATAACCATACCCTTGTGACACATAGCCAAAGGAGTCTGAGTTATTAATTTTATCAAAAGCATCATCAGCATTAAATTTTGACTCAAACGCAAAAGGAGACACAGTTTTTATGTCATAGATGCCATCAGATAATTCTATATCGTATTCACCTTGTATCTCATCATCATTAACTTTTAGTGAGACTTTCTTGTGTTTATTTTTTATTTCCACACCAGATGCTTGTAACAGTGCAATAATAACTGCTTCTAGCACATCCCCTATAATCATACGCATTTTAAAATCGTAGTCGGGCGCTTCTGGTTCTACATTCATGGCTTCCATCTGTAACTGACACAGTGGTCTGCCAACATTGCTCATTCGTAATCTGAAAGGTTCCTTTTTATATGTGAACTGTTTTTTTAATGCTTGCTTAGCTAGTTCACCAAATTCATCTAGGACATGAGGAGGCATTTCAGCCTCCCCACTAGCTGCCTTAGAAAGGAAAGAAAATAAAGCAGCTTGATGTTTGTTCATCAGATAACCGCCGACAAATCATCGTCCAAATCGTCAATAGTTGCATCGGCATCAATCACTTTATCTGTCTTTTGAAGACATTTATTGTGCTCTGACATAATGTAACTATTCTCACTCGCTACATAATCCACAAAGTGGCTCAATAACTCTTGGTCCTCACTGGTAAACTCAATCGGACCAGAGTCAACGGAGAAGCCTGCCACGTAGTAGACATTACTGCCCTTCTTATGTTTTGCCAAGTCTGCCCGTAACTTGTAAAACAAGAAAGGTTTTTTCTGTGCTGACAAGCTGTCTAACACATCCGAGATAGGCATAAAGTTAGCCCCTCTCGCTCTCCAGACGACGGGAAGCCCCCCTACCTCGACGCTCTCGCCATCTGAATTCACTGCATCCTCAAAGAACATTTTACCGTAAAGCATACGGAATGGGCTAATCTGCTGTTGCTTATACAAGTCGTCAGCAGTAAGTGTGTCCCTCTTGGATTTAGGTACGTAGCCACAGCGCATACCACCTAGCATATCAGGTATCTCTGTCTGTGGGTACAGATTTTTAGCCATACAAGACTTGTTGACTAACTCGTTAATCTTCGGGTCGTACTGAAGATATTGATAACGCTGAAGAAATAACTGAAAGCTAGCTTTTTTTGCATAAACGGTTGTGCCTTCATGCGTAGTAGACCAACTTCCGGGCGGAATAGACCTGCCATCGTCATCTTCAATGTCTCTATTTATTTTTAATATGGTGTGACCAACAGATGAGACTGCAGGGGTATCTTGCCCTATAACCTCAGCTATTTTGTCAAAACCGATTTCACTATTTACTGTTGGTAATGTGGTCATATAGACCTCCTTTCAATTTTAGATTTGTTATTTATAGAACATTTCATTTGCTAAGTCAAATAAATATTTTCCATTTCTAACCAATTATATCCCATTTCTAAATCTACACCAAATGGAACATCCCATTTTACGTCATAATAACTCTCAAAAGTGCTAGTTACATCCGACATAGCTCTGTGAGCGAGTTTAGATACAATATCTTCCTCGCCGGGGTACACGTCGATTACCACCGAGTCGTGTACAGTATTAATAATAAGAGACTTAATTCCTTTTTTGCTAAACGCACTTTGTAATCGAATGAGAGCGAGCGGCATAATGCAACCACCTGCCAAACCTTGAACGGGATAATTTTTAATAGCGGGTGCGTTACTGGCTGAGCCACTCGCAAGCCGTTCAGTGCCCGGAAAAGCAAATTGTTGACCCGTATACAAAGTAACAGAGCCTTCAGATATAGCCTCAGCTTGTAAATCCGCATGCCATTTTGCAAGTTTTGGATACTTATCCATGAAATCTTTGTAATAAGCCATCTCATTGGGTGTTCCGTGTGTGCCACCATATAACGGTTTAAACGTATGCGCTTTTGCCATAGTCCTTTCATCTTTTGTAACATCTTTTTCGTCCTTGTCAAATATTATAGAAGCTGTGTATCTATGCACATCACTGCCATCTAATATATCTTTTTTCATAACTTCATCACCAGATAGCTGAGCAGCTACCCTAAATTCTAGTTGTGAATAGTCAGCCTGCAATATTTTACCGCCTTCAAACCTAGACACAACAACAGCACGAACAGGAAACGTATTTCCACGTGGCTGATTCTGAAAGTTGGGGTCAGAAGAGGATAATCGTGTTGTTCTAGTCACACACTGATTATATTTTGGGTGCAATATAGCATTTGGCTTGACATTCCTCTCAATACCACCAACAAAACTAGATAAATACACATCAACAGCATTGAGCCGGATAGAACAGCGCAAGAACTTCTCTGCAACCTCATTACCTTTAGCCTTAGCATCATCTAAAAGACGCATCAAAGTAACCTTATCTGTAGCAAATCCGTTAGCAGATACATCTCTAACGTCTCTTGGGTTCATTGTGAGCCCTGCAACTGCAGCGTGTTTCTTCAAAAGATAGCCTGCACCTTTGCAAATTCTACACTTTGACTCTTTTTTCCACGGTTGTCCGTTCTTTTTACGCTTAAAAAACTTACCTTTGCCGGAGCAAGTGTTGCAGTGTAGTGCAGTTGTCTTGTAAACACGCTCTGTCATGCTTTTTATTACTTTAACAAAGGCTCCAACTGACATTCTTGGTCTAGGAAGTGGCTTACCTTTCTCATTTAAACCAATATTAAACATTTCTGCCCAGTTTTTCTTGTTTTTTACCTTACGAGAATAAATCATCTGACTAATTTGCTCCGGTGAAGCAAAGTTTTT